TGCAATTTTTGATCTGTATTACTGGTCCACACATCGCACTTCATTGTGAGTTTAAACGGTGTAGGCATTAATCGTTCAACAGTATAGTTGCCGCCTTGAACATTTTGATACTGTATAGTGCCGTCGGTATCTGTGTATCTACGTTCGCGAATGTTTACTTTGCTGACAAAGGTAGCATCTGAAATTCTTGTAGTGTCTAATTCAAGACCAGTAATATAGCAGGCCATACGTGGAACCGTAGGCATTTTATTTTCGCTGTTATCTTTGATAACACTGGCAACCTGTCTAGTTAAGTCACCGTATAATACTGGCACAGTTTTTTCTTCAGGCGTAGCACCACCTGTTTTATATTTGAACCCTATGAACACACGCATAAACTGTGTTACATAGCGTCTTATCTGCCCGTCATAAAAATAATCCATTATTCATCCGCCTGTGGTCTAAGCGCCTTAGATAGGCTTTGTTTCTCTTTGACATTTCTGCCATCAATAGTAGCACTGGCTTTGTTATTGATAAAGCTGCTCTTGAGGGTTTGACGTATTTCTTCCCAGTAACCAGATGCAACGGCAGGTTGTATTCCAACAGGCACAGCTTTAACAGCTACAAAGTATGCTCCGCCAAAAGTAACATTGTCGCCGATGGCATAAGTTGAAGTTTCTGTCCACGATCCGCGATCAACCTTGCCATCAAATCCTTGACTGTTGCTCATAGTCATACGTTTTACGTCCTCCATCTTGACCCAACGTGTGCCGTTAAATCTAAACAATCTATTTGGCAGATAATCTGTTCTTAAACAGAACTGACCTTCCATACCGTTTAATGGAAATGCTATACCTGACGAGAATGGAGCTCCGTTTGGCGGTCTACCATCTTCTGTTATATAACCGATGTAATCTTTGTGATCTGGAGTTTGGTTTACTGTGTCAGCAGTAACACTCATATAAATTGGTTCACCGTTTTCATCATAAATGGTGTTACCGGACGGATCAGTAGTAGGTATTAAGACAAGATCGTCTCGGTCAGCAGTGACCAATGCTACCTCTCCATTGATATCTTTTTGTATGGTATAAAATTTAGATGTGTCGTAGCCGCTCTGAGGAGCATCTGACTCTGCCTGATCAAGCACAGCCTGAGTAATCTGCATTTCTTTTTCATAAGTTGACATGATGTCACGCAGACTTTGATCACTGCCCTCTCCGGCTGCACCGTCAAGTATATCTTTGAATTCTTGACTATCAACAAGAGGTTTACATTTTGCGCGATATAAATGAGGATACCAAGTAACAGAAAATCCTTCTGCAGCCCTAGTAACTTCTTCTATAACGTAAAATCTTTTTAATGCAAATTGAAAATCATTCAATGCAAATTCATCTTTTAAATGCGGAAGTTCAATAACATCTCCCGCAATTAATTTTCTGCCAACTTTTTCTACAGTATCGTTGATATGAAATGTAATAAAAATTGTATCATTTTGTAAGAACAAACCAAACTGACTCAGATTAAAGTCAGTGTCTTGTATGTTGTAAACTCCTCGCAACACATAAATGTCCGGATCGTATTTTCTATCTCTATTTTCTAGGAATAACAGATCTTGTATTTGTGTTTCGGACGTTGATGTATATCCAGGAGTTGCAGGTGTAACATCAGCGGCTGCTCCGGGTCCTAGATATTTGTGTATTAACACATCCGTTCCGCCAACCTGAAACATTTCCCAGGCGGTTTTGTCGATGAATTTATAATCGTTGCCCTTTTCTGGGCGATAAAGCGAGAGTCTTGGCATAGTCATATATTTACCGCTACGATAAATACTAGCATGAGCCAACTTGACCAAGAAAAACAAAAAGTCTTTGATTACTGCCGTCTAATGCTGGGCGATGGCATGATTGATGTTGAATTAGACCCGCAACACTATGAAACTGCGTTACAGCGTAGTTTAGCAGTGTTTCGTCAACGTGCTGATAATTCAGTAGAAGAATCGTTTGCTTTTTTGACATTGTCAGAAGATCAAAACGAATATATTTTACCGGACAACATACAAACAGTACGTGAAATTTATAGAAGATCTATAGGTTCACGCAGCGGTGGAGGAAACGGCGGCACTGTGTTTGAACCGTTTAATTTGGCCTATACAAACACCTATTTGTTATCATCAACTAACATGGGTGGATTATTAACCTATGAATTATTTGCTGGTTATCAAGAGCGTGTGGGTAAAATGTTTGGTAGTTTTATTCAATTTACCTGGCATGCTCAGAGTCATAAACTCACAATACACCAAAGACCCAGAACTGACGAAGAAGTTATGTTATGGTGCTATAATACTAGACCAGATGTTGCTATGCTCGTAGATACTTACGCAGGCATTTGGATCAAAGACTACACCTTGGCCAATTGTAAGATGATGCTAGGACAGGCCCGTGAAAAGTTCGGCCAAATAGCAGGTCCACAGGGCGGCACACAGTTGAACGGTGCCACACTCAAGCAAGAAGCTCAAGCGGATATTGATCGCTTAACAGCTGAATTAGTTAATTACGTACCTGGCCATGCTAACGCAGGTTATACTTTTGTAATTGGTTAAAAATATATTGATTTAAAACTACAACTCATGTATAATATTCTTAATTGGAGGATATTATGATTGTAGGTATTTGCGGATTTATTGGCAGCGGTAAAGATACTATCGCTGACTATCTAGTTAACTTTCACGAATTTAGAAGAGAATCTTTTGCCAGCACCCTTAAAGATGCTGTGGCAAGTGTATTTGGTTGGGACCGTACTATGCTTGAAGGCCGGACCAAAGAAGCCCGCGAGTGGCGAGAACAAGTTGATCCGTGGTGGGCAGACCGATTAGCTATGCCCACACTTACTCCAAGATGGGTTTTACAATACTGGGGTACAGAAGTATGCCGCAAAGGCTTCCATGATGATATCTGGATTGCTTCTTTAGAAAACAAACTTCGCAATAGTAAAGATAATGTAGTAATTTCTGACTGCCGATTTCCTAACGAAATTAAATCAATCAAAGATGCAGGTGGCCAAATTGTATGGGTACAGCGTGGTGATCTTCCTAACTGGTATGATACAGCTATTGATGCTAACAGCGGTAGTAATGTAGCAGCCAATGAACTAAAACGCTTAAAGATTCATGCGTCCGAAACTGCTTGGGTAGGTACTGATTTTGATCTAATACTTGACAACAACGGTAGCATTGATGACCTATATAAGAATGCCAAATCACTAGTAGTCGGCAACAAGATCGCCTTGCCGCCAAGTAATTCCTTCCTTAGCCAACACATTAGCACAGTTACAGCAGATAGTTTTTAAATTAGCAGGGCGGCAATTGTCTAAGTTGCCGTCTATGTGAAACACTCTAAACACTTCTCGATGCGGGCTTTTATGTCCGCATTTTTCGCATTGCGATTTCATTTTATACCCTGCTCTGACCCAGCGGGGTATTCTATGACCTAAACCGTGGGCTAGGCATATTTCACATAGTTTGCGATAGTATGTTCTATCATTCTTTTTATAGTTAACAGCACGGGGTCTTTGTCCGCACTTACACAGTGGTCTCATATTAATATTTAAAAGAATTGGACCTTTTTCTTCCCTTTTCTGATGGTTTAAACGCTGTGTTTTTTGATCCTGCGAATAAATATTATACAAGGTTCAACCCATCAGGAGATAACGGAATGGCACTAACATCACCAGGCGTAGAAGTTACGGTAATTGACGAGAGTTTTTATACACCAGCTGAAAGCAGCACAACTCCCCTCATCGTAATTGCTACAGCAGACAACAAATCAAATGCCAGCGGAACAGGTACAGCACAAGGTACATTAGCTTCCAACGCAGGCAAAGTTTACAAAGTTTCCAGCCAAAGAGAGCTTATTGACTTCTTTGGTGTACCATCATTTAAGCGAACAATTTCTGGAGCACCTAGACACGGTGACGAGCAGAACGAATACGGCCTACAAGCCGCATATAGTTTCTTAGGTTCAGCTAACACTGCTTACATTGTTAGAGCAGGTGTTAACCTAGACGACCTAACTGCTAGATCAGAAGTTCCTGGTTCTGAGGCCACAGACGGCCAATGGTGGTTAGATACTCAAAGTAC